ACGAAGAAGGTATCCCGATGCGCAAGGTGAACACTTCGAAAGGGGAGATCCGCAAGATAGCCCAACGATCAGGCCTTTTTCAAGCGCTCCTGGAGGGTAGCAAGAAGGACAATACACGAAATGGAGAAGTAGATGCCTCGATATTATCATGATCTGATAGGGGTCGCAATATGTCGATAGCATAATGAGAACCATGGAGGCTACGAGTAAAAGCTTTGGCGGCTGGACGTGTGAGAAGGATATTGAGTTGGTTATTTGATAAAGTGCATTAATTTGTAAAAATACAACGGGGGTACTCTTTCCTTTAAAAGCAGGGTCAGTAATTCTCTCTCTTTCCGATGCTTGCTTACTGCCTTGAATATAGCATCAGAGCTATCTCACGAGTGGTTGTGATTGAGAAATCAATACTCTTACCAGCGATTTAAAAAATTGCTATTTTTTCGGAACGGCAAAACCTACCTGCCGTAGCAGGATGGCGACACGCAACCCTTCCTTGGGGCTAACACACCATACTTACGGCCTACTTCGGGCTGACCGTTAATTCACCACAGATTGAGTTTTCAAAGAGCTTTTAGGATCAAAGTTTCACACACCTTGAACCTCATTTCTGTTGTTTGATTAATCTTACCCCTATGCTTACTATACCCTGAAAAATAACCGTCCTTCTAAGCTACTTCTAAGGACTTTTAAGGTATATTGTCGCCGTTCTAAGACGCATTTAAGCCCTGTTTAAAACGAGTCTCTGACTTTTTATAAAATCATAAACATCCTGGACTAAATAAAATCGAACTCGATCATTTATTTTACAAAACGGCAGTTGTTTGTCTATCCTCAATTTGTCTAACTGTTCTTTCTTGAGTCCGAACATTTCGCACAGTTCCTTTTCTGTCAGGACTTCGTTTAACGGATTTTGCTGCTGGTTGTTTTCCACTTTTCGCCTCCGATATTAGGAATAATTCAATTGCATTCACTTTGTTAAAATAACCTAAGTCAATGGCTTTTTGATGAGCACGTTTCAGTTCTTCCTGGTCCGCGCTCAGTAAAATCTGGACGTCTGTAGCGCAGATATAATCTTTATTGCTCTCAACTTTATGTTTTAACCTGCTACAGAAAAGACATGGCTGTTCAATCATGTTTCAGTTTCCTTTCTCTTTTTCGCCCGGATAAATCTTTCTTTGCGTTCCTCTTCTCTGAACTTTTTATAGAGTTTCGGTTCAAATATTGCTGATAGTAAAAGAAAATAATTAAAAAAATCTGTTACTTGATGATGATCATTGTTTTTGTATTGAAACCAGCAATGCTTACAGGACCAGCCCTGAAGATTTCTCTCAACTGCTATATCCAGACAATTAGAATAATATTTACAGCACACATTACGCATAACTCATTAAAGTCAAATTGATGAACCTGTATCTTGACAGATAAACAACATTATCCTTGACAATATATTTTTCCGTTGCCCTGAAAGCTATACAGCTGGACGTAAATTTATGATCGAGCTGCCGGACTAAGCATGTTCCCCATAGATTTCTAATCCTGGTTTTTCGCGTAGGTATCCAGAAGTTGCAACTGTCGCAACGTTGTTTTTCATTATATTTTTTTAGATCAAACTGATTTTCCAACTATATTCCCCCTCAGATATTGAAATCCTTCCCGCCGTCCGGCGTGGCGGCGGGAAGGGATGCGCGGGAAAATACACAGGCAGACGCTCGAAACTGCCCGTACAGGAGTCCGCGCATAAGAAGCAATCCGGGGAAATCGAGCCGGATTGCTTTTGTCATTCGCCTGGCGCTGGGAATCACACAGGCGATGTTACGGGTTGGGGCCGAGGGGAGTTAAAAACCCTTGCAAAGAAACCTGTAACAAAAATACCCCTTTGCACCCGGGCGGAAGGCGGCGATTCGCGAAAAGGTGACATGCCAAACCACCTCAAGAGAACGCCAACGCCGCGCAATTAATGCTCAATGCCGTATTTTTCTACAAAATTATCCCATCTCTTTTGTTTTTGTTCCAGAGGTTCTCGGGGAAACAGCTCATTAATCATTCTTTCATAATTTGCTTCGGCTCCCATATGTCTTCGGATCGACCACAGATCGCGCAGAAGCTCCCTAATTGGTTCATCGATCTTGGCAGATAATTCCCTGAAAGCGGCTTTAAAAAAGTGAAGCCTCGCCATACTTTTAATTGCGGGTATTCTTTTTTCGCCCTCTGCGTTTTTTTGCAGTAATTTTTTTATCGTGCGATCTATGTCTTCACAGCGTTGTATTGCATTTTCAAAATCAGTATTTTCCGCCTTGATATTTTTCAATGCCTCATCTGTCAAAATTCCTTCAATGTTCTCAACGAGAGCTCTCTCATAACGGCTATGACCATCGAGGAGCTTCTTTTTGAGTGACTCCCGGTCGTTGTTTATCTTCTCGCTCCGGTCCTTGAGGTTTTTTTTAAGCTCTAGGTGCTCGATTATCTTTGAATCTAATTCCTTCAGTGTCTTGATCGCCTTTTTCGTTGTCTCATCCTTAATACGGCTGAGGAGTTTGGAAATATTTCCATCGGTGAGGTTAGCTTTAAGAAAATCCGTTTTCTTCAATTCTGTTTCACCTTCTCTGGTTTCATTAATTATTTCTTTGTCGTCACACATTTTTTAATCTCCTTGTTTAAAATTTTTAACAGTACCTCGTTTTTTAATTAATCGCCGACTCTTTGACGGGGATTGTTCAACCTGTATGCCAAAAAGGCCTCAAAATCCCCGTCAAATTCATCTTGCAGGGCTTTGTTGCTTTCCCATTCAGCCTTGATCTCCTCCATTAGCTCTTCGTAATCACCATAATACCTTTCGCGAGGTTCCAGAGAATCTCCTTTCGGGATATTGGCCACTCCCGCGCCCCCTTTGCCTGTAGCCTCCTTTTTTCCGATTATAGTTATGCGATGGGAGTTCAATTTAAAGGATACAAAACTTTCGTAGTCATCTTCAAACTCATGTCTGACTTTTGGATCTTGCCACTCTTCATTGATTTCCGTTTCAAGAGCATAGCGTCCAAAGTCATTCCCATATTGTTCCCGAATTTCCGGGTTCTCCTTCCAATTTTTAATTATTCTCGCGGCTGATGCCTCTTGCTTTTGTTTCTTGTTCATTTTGTTTTCTCCTTTTAGCTTTAATTTTAATATAACTTCTATTATTATAATTTTACTTGTTGCCCATGGGCAACATTCTTCCTGCCTTAGATCAAGCTTAAGTATTGATCCCAAGGCTCCGCACTCTGCGGCGCCCGGTTTTATTCTCTTCACCTCCTTCCCCTTCTCTTAAAAAACCCACGCCGTGAATATCAGCAAGGCATGAACAGTAGATTGTGCTGTCCAAATAATGGTTGGCAGCATAACCTTTCTTTGTTACCCACTGCCTGATCCACTGGCCTTTCCCGTCCTTTTTTCGAACTTCCTTTTCGGAGGATATGTGCCTTAGAAAAGTGGCGTCAACATCTTCAGGCAAATGCCATATCTTTGGTAATTCTGCAGCCTGGTTGATTTCTGCGAAGATTTTCTCTTTATAATAAACAGTGTTTATCATATAATAGATCATCCCGTGGTGTGTATCGTGGCTGTTGATTCGGTATTTTTTCCATGGGGTCGAACCTGTTTGATCTCGTACCTGTCGAAAACCTTTAATTGGCACAAACCCCGGGTGTCCGCTGCAAAATTCATATACTTCAGCGGTTCGGTAACGGCTGTCTATAGCCACGGCTCCGACTCCATAGGACGCTTCGGTCAAAACGCATGGATATTTTGCGGCCGCAATGTCCAAAAGAGCAAAAAAATTTTCAACTATTCCCCAGCTGATGAGATAGGATTGCAAGATTCCGTTTTTTCGAGCCCAGGCTTTTACGACATAGTAAAGTTCTCTTTCCTGTACATCTACGCCCATAAAAAGAACTGAGCCGATCACTGGTATTGTATTTTTTCGATATGTTTGAATTACAGCTGCAAGGGTATCTTCCTCAATAACGTCTTTGCCCTCCTCTTCGGGATCAAAGGGAAGTGCGAGCCAGGAATTTTTAAAATTTCTTCTTTTATCCGGGTAGGGCTTCGATCTAAGATATTCTGCAGCGATCGCTCCGAAACTCGTTTTTTTCCACAGCGCATAAAGTGAATTCAAATGAAAGCCGGCCCATCTTTCCCCTGGCTTCTCAGGGATCCACTTGCCGTTTGTGATCATTTCCGGCTTATCTTTATCCCTGATCTTGCCATTGCAATGTTCGCATTCATACCAGCCGTGATTATCAAGATCCCGGATCCTGATTTCTTTTAAGTCTGGCCAACGCAAATTTTCGAAAACAAGCCTTTGAAATTCTCCGCATATCGGGCATGGTACGTGATAGTATCTCTGATCGGTCAATAAAAACTGGTGCCAAACATTTCCATCCGAGGTAGTCGGTGTCGATGTGATTATTGTTCTGCTATTCCAAAAAGACTTCGTCCTTTCCATTGCTAAAGATAACGCGTCTGCTTCTGTCGCACTTTCATAAGCGAATTTGTCAACCTCATCCATTATTAAAAATCTTACTGGGTCACTGCTAATTGCCGCAGGGCTATTCGAACCTACGAAGGTAATGGTTAGACGATCCAGAGTGTAGGAAAGAAGCTGGAAATCATCGTCCACCGGTGTTTTATGCCTGGCGAGTGATGGGCTATCGTTTATGATCACCTGTAATCTCTTTTTAGAAAGCCGCCGGGCCAAATCTCCGGTTGGATACACAAGAAGGGTCGGCCCTGGATCGACGCTTATAATATATCCAAGGATACAAAAGAGTGTAGTTGTCTTTGCCACTTGAGATCCAAAGCACAGTACGATCCTTTCATGAGAGCTAAATGCTTCCAGCGGGCCTTTAACGTACGGGCTTAATTCTGTTCGGTATAATCCCGGGTAACTGGTAATTTTTTCGGAAAGGACAAGGTTTTTTTCCGCCCACTCCCACACGTTCAATCTTTTAGGCGGTCTGAAAACCGCTTTCCACGATTTACGCAAAGTTTGGTGAATGCTATTATTATTAGTCATTGCTAATCCCGCTCAGGTGCCTCAAAACTTCGTCAATGGCGATTTCGAGTTTTCCCTGTATTTCCACAATATTTAAGCCTTCCAAAATTGGCGCCATCTTGTGGGGTAATGCCAGTATTGTCATTTTTACCTGTTGAGCCAGTGTGATCAGCTCTTTTTTTGAATCCTCTATTTTTACGTATTTCCCGTGTTTTATAGCCAGTTCAAATTCTCGCTCTTTCCGTTTGGCTCTTTCATGCAGATATTTTTCCTTTTGAATTTTTGTTGAGTATCCAATCTTGTCATCAGTAATTAAATTTTCAGCGATGGCCCACTTGCTAATAGAATTGGCATCGTATTTGCCGCGGCCGGCAATCGGCATTCC